GCAAAGTAAATAGGAGACTTGTCACGCTCTTCTTGCTCTGCCATCATCCAGTATTTTTCAGCTTGCTGTTCACAATACACAATTCTTGTAGGCTCTACATTTGGTAATTCCATTGCCATTTGATGAGCTAGCATATTCTGCACTGCTAAGTACCATCTTTGAGGAATCTCAATAGATCCAGATAAAGCGCCTACATCTTGAATATATCTGTGAGCCCAAACTACGATTTGTGGCGAATAGATTTGAGGTGCAGGCCATAAGTACATAGCAGGTTGAGGAATATTCCTGTCAAACCAGTATTGCAAAGGGTAATTATTAGTAAAATTTTTGTTCGGCAAGTTGGTGTAATCATCACGATTCATTCTAGCCATTGGAATTTCAGTAGCATTGGATCCAAAAACTACTTGATATACACCCATATTAATACCAGATGTCTGCTGAATTCTCCAATATGGAACATTAGCAGAAGGATCGAGGTCATAATACAGCCATGTCCCTGAGACCCAGTTCGTGGCGCCAGGGCTATAAGCAGTTGTCCAGTTGGTGCCATCATTTGAGTATTGAATCTGTATTGTCACAGACCCACTGACAGCAGGTAGAATACCTACAGTTCCAATATAGACATTCTGCCCAGATCCGTTATTAATTCCAATAGAGCTTGTGTTATTTGTACATTGGCAAATATTGGTGTACTGACCATCAAATGCATATGAACCATTACCAGTGGTAGAATATCCGCCTGTAGTGTTCTGAGTAACAGTTCGATAGTTAGCATTTAGCACATCAACTACACCTGTGTTCAGATAGTACTGATAATGATCAGGAATTAATCCAAGCACATACTTTTGAATGCACCAATACTGAATACCTCTATTTGCCAGATTTGACAATAGATAGTACAGACTCTGAGTAGCAGCATTGACTTGCTCAACTGTCAAGTCTTCTGCTAATTTACCTGCTCGCCGAGCACCACTATCAATAAGTTGTTGAACAGTGATAACGGTTTGGCTTACTGTTCCGCTTGTACTCATTACCACCCTTTTATGTTGTGCTTTTTAGGCTTACCACCGTCTTTACAATGCCAACTTTTCAAGGATGCTGCTTTTCGTGTAGGTCGTCCTTTTTCATCTTTCATAGGACCTTTCATGCCTGACATTCTGGCACAAAATGAATCATGTCTAGGACCACTTGCTTGTGGCGGTTTTAAATGACTACCTGTTTCACGATTCACTTTTGCTCGACCTTTTGCAGTAAGGCCAGCACCTTGACTAGTAGGCTTCTTTTCACCTTTTTTGATTGACAACTTAACATCACCGCCATGAGCCATCTTCTTAGACTGTGAATGCTTTAAATCATAATCTGTTGGAGCACTTTTACTTCCGGGCTTTCTCATATGCTCACCAGAACCATGCTTAATCCGTTCTTGCTTAGCATGAATGTTTTCCCATAAACCGGGCAATTTGCCACCGTCTTTCTTCTTAACAGACCGTTTTACAGAATAAGCAATGGCAACTGCTTGTTTTACAGGTTTACCTGCATGCACTTCTGCAGCTACATTCTTACTAAATGCTTTTGGGGATTTAGATTTGATAAGTGGCATGATTATGGGAATGCTGGGTTAACGTTATTGTTATTTGCAATTAATTTACCTGTGACGATTACTCCAGCAGCAATTGTTCCTGTACTAGTAACTAACTGCCATTGAATATCTGTCTTTTCACTATATGCAAATGGGTCTGATGCACGTAATGCCGTATAATTTGAAACAAATGGTTGTTGTAATACGTTTAGCTTCACACCAGTTACATTATTAATTGCCTGAACTTTATACGTAATAATTGTACTTCCTGTATAGCTATTTGAAGTATTTACTTCAGCTAAATCTAAATAAAATGTATAACCGGCAGGAACAGTGTATATCGTACTTTGTGACTTACTTATACCTACATTAATTTGTGCAACTACGTTAGAAGATTGCTTAAGAGTAATTGTACCTACATTGGTCGTTTGACCTGTGCCGGGTGACGTCATTAGCAAACTATTGACTCTAAAATAGCTATTAACTGTCGTAACACCAGCAGTACCGTTTAGCGCCAAAGTTTCAGAAATTGGATTAAAGCTTGAATCCAATCCACTAATAAATATTTTAGCACTTGTATCATCAGATGCTGACGTACTTACAAGCGTTAAAGTAGATGCTGATGTAATGTATGTATAAGTTGATGCATTTTCCCAAATAGGAATTGATGTTGTAGTTACTGATGACTGATAACCAAATAAACTTACCACACTATGGCCCATAATCTGACCACGAGCCACTTGCAAATCAAATGGTTCATATCGACCAGCACGTGTGACTGAAGCGACAATATTATTATTGCTCATAAATTCTCCAATTTAAAAAGCGGGGGATTGCTCCCCCAACCTTTTAGTAATTACACTTAGCCTTGCCACCCATTTTATGGCGTTTAGCATGACCACCATGTTTCATAGGATGACCGTCGATCTTGTCATGACCATGTGAATGCTTTGCAGCATGTTTGTGCATATGGGTATGACCAGAATCATGATGACCATGAGTAGTGTGATGAGCAACATGGCCATGAGCATGCTTAACATGTCCACCTTTTTTGTAGCCAGCTGGTCCTTCTTTAATTTCACCAGTTCCAGCTTTCTTGGTAGGCATTTTAGCGCCGTCTTTCATGTCATTCAAGTAGCGTTTAGCAACATTCTGCGATACAGTACCGCCTTTTGCATAATGCTTCTTGCTATGACCGCCATGTTTATAACCAACACCTTCTACTCCACCTGTCTTGGTGTGAAAAGACTTAGTCTGTTTAGCTTCATGAACTTTATCTTGCACATCAATTTTTGGTTTTAATGCACTACGATCTTGAAAACGATCACCTTTAGCTGCCAAAGCTTGACCGCCTTTAGCATAGTGATGTTTAGCATGACCGCCACGTTTCAATTGCTTACCGCCTTCGTGATCAACAGGGCTTGTACCGCCTGCAGCCATTTTAGCCATGTGCTTGTGATGCTCATGCATTTTGTGATGATGCATAGATCCGCCTTCTGCATGTTTAGCTTTGTGATGCTTAGCCATTGCTTTGTGGTGTGCATGTGAGCCTTCAGGATGACCAGAAATACGATGAGCTTTACCACCGTGCTTGTAGCCAGGTCCTTCAATACCACCAGATGTGCCTTTGTGATGGGGTTTACCTTCACCTAACAAACCGCCAACTGGAGGATTGTACATACCTGCTTTACCGCCTGCTTTTAAACCACGATGAGCTTTACTAGCTTTCATGCTTTCATGATGCTTAAGTTCTTTTTCAATCTTATGCATTTCATGCATTTCTGCTTTGTGCTCTTTACCACCTTCAGCTTTACCGCCTTTTTTGCGCTGAAGAAGGGCACCAGTTGGCATAGGAGGGCGACGTCCCATTACAGGACGAGGTGCCATTGCCATCATCGGATTTCCACCCATGGCCATATGCTTCTTGTGCGCATGACCACCTTTTTTCATACCTTTACCTGCTTCATCAGCAGAAGGCTCGGTAGTCATTTCTTTTGGTTCACGACTAAATTTTGTTGCCATGATTAATTTCTCCTAATTAGGCTTGAGTAACGCCAAGAGCGCCAATACGAGTTGCATTTGGGCCGACCATAATTGCATTACATCCAACAGTTATGACCAAACGACGAATACCGTTTGTGGCGGAAGATGGTTGATAAGTACCACGAACGTCACCGGTTGTGCTTGTAGCAGGATTAGTTGTATCTGCTGCCACGAATGCGCTAGAACCGCCAGTATCACGAGCTACAGCATTTGCCCAACCAATACCAACCAAATAACCAGCATCAACAACACGAACTGGCAATCCGATCACATCAGTTGTACCAAGTGCAATTGTTGCGCCTAAAGCGCCTGAAATTGTAGCAGATACGATTTGATAGAAAGCTTTTTTACCATTAACAGTGGTTGATTGTGTTGTACCAGTAGCAATCACTTCAGTCATTGGTTGGCCGTAATAATCATAGCCTGAAATAGTGACGTTGCGGTTAGTTAATGTGCCTGTACCGGAAGTAATGCTTACTGCACGAGCACAGTCAAGTTGCAATACAGTTTGACCAGCTGGAGTAATGACAGACTTAACTGAAGTACCTGCTGTTAAAGTAATCGCACTAGAAGTAGTTTGTGCTGTTGCAATGTTATTTGCAACTAATTCTTGTGGAACAACATCCCATAAGTAGACACGACCCATAGGGCCTACACCTAATTCCATTGGTGCTGGATCGCCTAAAAGTGCATTACCACTGGCAGTAATATTAACTGTGCCTGTCGCGCTTGAAGATGCACTTACTGTATATGTTCCTGCACCGCCTGAACCAGTACCGAATGCAGTAACATAAGAACCGGCTGTTACGCCTGTTCCAGAGATATATTGACCTAATACTAATGGATCGCCAGATAATTGGGAAACAATTGTTAAAGTTGTACCAGATACAGAACCAGAAAATACAGCTTCAGTATTTGTGTTACCTGTACCCATGTAGGTTTGTGCGGGACCTAAAAACAGGTCATCTGAAAATTGTGGCATTTGTCTTTCTCCTTGAAAAGCTTAGACGAAATAAAGTGGGGAGTTAAGGTCTCCCCACATCACCTTTACATCATTAGGCTCCTGGAGTTCCCCACATAGCACGTGGATCAGTCCAACCTACCTGATAACGCTCAGTTGCTTTGTAACGCATAGAGTCGGTTTCGAAGTCGCCTTCCATAGTCTTCTCTAATGCACGACGCATCAACAGTTTCATACCTTCTGGTGCATCTGATTGAATCCACCAGTTAGTAGAAGATGTCAAACGGCTAATAACCGAGGCACCTTCTGGCAACAAACCAATCGATTTAATTGGGTTGATGTCATTGTTAGCAGTACCAGTACGTAATACGCTCTTTAGCAATACTTCTGCTTGGAACACGTTGCCTGGTGCTACAACTAACTTAAGTGGTTGCAAACGGATTTTCTTACCATTATTGTCAACAGCAAGGCGCAATTGAATTAACATTTGCTCCAACGAAGTCTGAGACAAAGCAGCAGCAGTATTTAACTGATTGCTGAATGAACCAGCTGCAATTGGGTGTGCAGTGTTAATCAAAGATACGCCGTCACCGCCAACATATGAAGAGTTAAATGCACGGTTCAATACGTTAGCGCATAGCAATTCTTTGGTTTCCACCAAAGATTGTGCCAAGTGCTTCGCATATACCTGACCAATACGGATGTGATCACCGTCTTCAACCAATACTTTGGTCAAAGCAAATGCCAATCCAAATACTTGGTAGACATAGCGTTGTAAGAACAGAACACCACCTTGTTGATAGGTTACAGGGCTGCCGTCAGGTAACTGAGGAGCTGCACCAAAACCGTACAACACTGGTTCTTCATGGTAGTTACGTGGAATACCAGATTGCTCACGGAATACAGTGCTCCATTCGTCAGCTCGTTGGTCATAAACGCCATCAAAGGACTCGTTCAGAATAGGTTCAACTATTGAACGGAAGTCCGTACTTCTCATCGGGGCTGCCATTTGTCAGTCTCCTATATTAAACGATTGCGGTGTAAGCACCGTAGAACTGAGTGCCAGACAATTGTACACGTACGATTGTATAAGCATCTCCCCATGCGTTGTCTACGTTTTGGCATAGATCAACGACACGCATTTGTCCTTGGTTGCCATTACCAACTGCGGTAGAAGCACCAAGAGTAGCTTGCGATAAGCCTGTTACTGTAGAACCAGCAGTGATATTTGTGAACAAATATTCATTACCGATACTAGTCTGAGCCATTGAACCATCAGCTTGGATTTCATAAACGATGTTGAGGTCGTTATAGAAATACGCATTGGTGGTTGAATTAGCAAAAGTTGTAGTACCAGCTGGCCAATAATTGGACACACGGCGACGACCTGTAGTATCAGTAAACTCTACACCTTGGAATGAACCAGTTACAGTGTATTGTGCTGATAAAGTTGTTGACGCGTTGCTAGCTGGGGCTTGAGTAGGAACAATCTGACCAGTGGTGCCGCTATTCGCGGATTGACCATAAGACACAGGTTGTCCTTTCAGGATATTTGAGTTATATCCTGATGGGATACCGTTGGCAAGGACCTGTGCTCTTTCCAAACCTGTTGGGAAGAATGCAGGACGCAAACCAAACGGAGCTGACGTTGCTGACATAAAAACTCCTTAAAAGAGGGGTACATCTCTTGTTTGGTCGAATTTCATGCCGTCACCTTCAATTTGGCCAATACGTTTCCCGTCACTGTCTTTTGCATTGAGTAGTTGATCTTGTTGCACTTTAATCTTCTCTTGCTCATCCATCGGTGCATAGTGATGGAGTTCTGACATCATCTCTTGATAAATGTCATTAGGAAGCTTAAAGAGCAACATTTCGTTAACTGCTACAAAACCTTCATGCTCGCCTGATTTGACTCGATAGTTTTCAAAGCCGGGTACTTCCTCGGCTTTCACTGGCACATAACCTAAGCGCATGCGTTTGTGAATGGGATCGTACTGGTTTGTTGTTGATAACCAGCATGGATGAAAGCCAGGAATTTCTGGCGGGGTCGGAAGTGACTCTTGCGTAAATTCCGAGCGGAACATTCTACGACGTTCCTGCGATGATGCTAATGAATCTTCTGCAGCTGCACGAACTGAATCATGATGTCTATCTGTTCTACCAGTGCTTAAGTTTTTCTTTAATCTGTTATCCATAATTAACCTCTATTCTTGTTTTGACGATCCCATTCAGCGAATTTACTAATCATTCGCTTACGGGCTTCAGGATTATCCCATGCGCCTGCTTCTTTAATCGCAGCCACACGGTCGGGACTTAAGCGAAACTCATTCGCTTTCGTTGTTGCCGTTGTTTCTCTTCCCGAACTAGTCATGACAGATCGCGGTCTTTGTGTGGAATTATTGGGCTTATTATAGCTCATATTATATTTCTCAGGTAAATATTTTTTGAGCCGTCCGTCGAGTTCTTCCCAATAATCTTCTGTTGTTGGGTCAAACCCTTCATCAGTCAGCCGCTTATCAATCATCTGGGCAATCTGAGACTCTTCATTTCGACCGTTAGGGTCATACCATGGGTTGTCTTCCATCCAGTCTGCTGCTAAACGTTGTACTTGAGGATCAGGAACTTGAATATTAGGCTTCTGTTGATTAATCTGTTTAGTAGCATTATTCTTAATACTTTGTAATGATTCTAATTTACGACGGGCTTCATATAGCATTTCTTCTGCTTTTGCCACTCCGTCACCGTCAGATTGACCTACAGCCTCACGCATCTTCATCTTAGCATATTCGACTTGAACGCCAGAGTCATCGATTGCTTTATCGATTCTAGCTAATTCTGCGCCTGAGGTCTTCTTTTCAACCGCGGCTAATCGTTCTGCTAATTCTTGATTCTGCTTTTTAAGTGCCGAAATCAGATGAACTGATTCTTTGGCTTTTGATTGATGCATTTTACGTTTAAGTCTTCGCTCTTCACGACGGACTTGACGTAATTCTTCTTCATCTGCATCAGTTTCTTGTTCAGTTTGTGTAGTTGGCTCACCGTCTTCTTGTGAGTTTTCACTTGCTTGAACTGATTCTTCTTGCGCTTCTTCATGCTGTGGACTAATTTCGCCTTCAGGTAAAGCTACAATAGCACCACCGTCTTGCGACTCTTCTACTTGCATATCTGCTTTTTCAGTTGAATTCATAACAGTTTTCCTTTCAAAACTTAGATGAATGCTTTAATTTCACGTGGATCGCCGGTGACTTTACCAATGAGTTCATGGTCATTAAAGAAAGTAAATAATGCTCTTCCTTGTGTACCTTTGTCATCGTTAAAATCAATTTCCCATCTATCTCCACCCCATTTAGGAACACGCACAAAATCGCCAACAGCAGCCCAGACACCTTCTGCCCATGGTTGCATAGTTTCACGATTTTTAAACGCCAAAGGGCCTAGTGCAATGACTTTACCGATCATTGTGTTCCACTTCTCCGTTTCTTTTGTGTCTTCTGGAATGTAGATACCAGCTGATGTGACCTTCTCTTTGACCGCTCTTAATTGAATAAGAACACGAGCACCGTACGGCGCCATAAGTGGGTCGACAACAGGAAACGCTTCTGCAAGCGTTTGCTCAATGTCAATGTTCGACATCTCGATTTTGCTCCTCTAATAGGTTATTTAAAATATTCAAAGATTCTTCCAATCCTTGGTGTTGACCAACTAAACGCTGATAAGTTTCAAAGTTGACTACATTGCCATCTACCATGGCTTGAGCAACTTCTAATTTACGTTGTTCAATTAGCGTTATAAAGGAGCTAACAAAGTTCATTAGCGCCCTCTACCTGCTGCTTTCTTTAGAGGCTTGTGTGCTACATGACCACCTTTTTTCAGTGTTGCAACTGAATGAGGAACTGGCTTGGTCAGTTTTGGCTTATTTCCTTTTGCAGGCAAATTAGCAATACCTTTTTCAGGGTATGCACCAATTAGCATGTTGTCAGGCTGATGTGACTCAGGATAAACCTTACCACCTTTAGCATACTTCTTTACTTTTCCGCCTTTTTTTAAGTGGTTTGCTTCACTTTCGCCACCCATGGCGATACGCTTATGCATATTAATTGCTTCAGACATTCTAACTCTCCTTCGGTTGGTGTTGGTACTTCTGCTGTGCTTCTTGAACAGTTCTTGCCATTTCAGCTTCAACCTTACGGCTGTCAATGTCCATTTCTGCAAATTTAATCTCTTTATTGACTAAATTATTCTGTGTATTTTCAACAAATGATGACTGAAGCTTGGCTCGATCTTTTTCCATGTTCTGTGACATTTGTTGTTGTGTTAACTGACCATGTTGTACAAGTTTAGCTTGTTCAAGTTGCGCTTTAAGCTGTGCTTCTTGTGCTTTCTGATCAGTTTGCATTTTAGCAGTTTGTTGCATTGCCTGCATTTCAGCCTGAACAGTAGGGTCAATCTGAACTTGGCTTTGACGAATTTGTTGAACAGTTTGTACAATTTGTGCAATTGCCTGACCAACTTCTGCAAGCATTTGTTTAGAGTCTTGATGCACATGACCAAGAGCACCTGCAACCAACTTCTGAGCTTCAACAATATGTGGTTGTACTTTAAAGATGTCAAACGGTTCACCTAATGCATCTGATGTATAGGCTTGTGTTTGTTTTAAATACCATAGTGTTAAATGCTGCTTTAAATGCTCTAACAAAGCTGGCTTAAAGACAGGGGCAACTATTGGATTAGAACCGAAAATTGGGTCTTGATCATATTGTAAGTGCGATAACATATGAGCCAAATGATCTTGATCAGGAAATGCACCAACAGGTTTTCCTAATGTCATTGCTACATTTTCTAATGCAGGATTCATGTCTTCCACTTCATGCGGATCAGGTAGAACACCATTAATATCAGGCAGTTTTATCTGTTTAAGAATACGTTTTTCAACTTCCAAACGATTATACAGATCAGGGTTAGCCGCAGCACGTTGAGAAAGTGTTTGGATTTGAGCATAGCGTTGTGATTCGGCAAAAATGTGTGGGTCACTGACTGGTATCACATCAGAGTTAGTAATGAAGTCATCTTGTGTTACTTCTAAATCAGCTACAACTTCACTCTTTCTTTGTTCATCTAAATACCATCTATTTAAACGAGTCAAGACTCTAAAGACTCGACGCTGTGAATCATGCAGTCTACTATGAATGGAACTAAATACAGCAGCTCCTTGTTCTATCAAAGCTTGTGTCGTTCCGACAGGAGCATTTGATGTAATATCAGCTACTTTTTCTTCCGATGTAGTCACTACACCTTTAGCAGCATTTGTCAACCAACCAAGAAGTTCAAAAAGTACAGGACTAGGAGGGTTAAAAGGAACAGGCATTGCAATTTTACGAACATCATCAACACCGGGAGCTCCCTCAATTTCAGATACTTGTGTAGGCTCAATTACTGTGGTTTGCCCACTGATTTTTGCTCCTTTAAGCTTGAGCATGGTAGGCGCTGTATTAATGTGTGCAGAATCCAATAAAGCACGCAATGCGCCAGTAAGAGCAGCAGAAAGACCACCAATGAGATGAGGAAGACCAATAGCATAGGCGCCACGCCAAGGAATGAACTTAAACTCAATGAGCCAGTCAAGTTTAGTGAATGAATCATCGCCGTCCTCCCAGTTTCTGTAAAGACCGACCACTGCTCTTTCATTCTCATCAATCATGAGGATATATGGAGCACGATCACCTTTTGTAAATTTATCTTCTTCAAGTTCTAACCATGTGAAGATGTGATAAACACGTCTGACACCATCTACGTTGTCATGTTTTTGTGATCTACCTTCGATCTTGTCATTTGCTTTTTGTGACTTACTTTCATTAGGCTCCATAGGAGCTCTATACACATCTAAGTCAGTATACAGTCCGTTCTTAACACGAAGGTCATATTCTTCTTGTGTAATGTCTTGAACTTCAGTAACTCGACCGGCAGTGTAAAAATTACCAGCCGCAAAAGGTAAATACACATTATCAATAGGAACGAATTCAGTGCAAGGACGTTTCTTGCTTTCGTCATACCACATCTTAAGGTACTGACTACCACCGAGAGGAAGTTGTGTGAGCATTTGCTCTTCTTCATCACGATATTCTTCAATTTGCTCGGTTAACTGCCAATTCATGAAATCGCGTTTGCGATTTGCTCTTTCTTGCTTCTCTTTCGTGGCTTCACCGATGATTTTCGTCCTGACCGGACCATCTGCTGGGAAAAGCTCTTTAATTGCTCTGGCTGCAAAGTCAACGCATGCTTCCGCCATGACCGGATGGACGACTTTTGAGGCTCCCATGAATTGAGCGCCGCCAGGAGCATCATGCCCCAGTCCAGTTCTTCTAAGTCCGTCTTCATATTGCTTATCTCTGTCTTCACGAGCTTGTTTGTCTTTTTCTATTAAATCTAAGTACTTTAAAGCAATAGTATCAAGATCCCATGAATCAACAGACCCAGAATCGGCTAGATTTTCATAGAAATCAGGAGATTCCTCCGGCCCTCTTAAGTCATCGAACCGAATAATTGCACTGCCATCCGGAAGTTCTTCTATATTATCAGCAGATGCTTCAATATCTTCAAGAATCTCATAAACAGACTCATTATCATCAGTATCAGGGTTTGACCCTTCTTCGCCTTTAATAAAACGATTGTAGTCTTGGGGAATTGGCATTTCCGGCATATTATTTCCTCATTGCGAGTTCTAGTTTCATTTGGTCGATATTAACATGACCACCGCGTTTGCGGTTTAAAGGGCTATCTGGATTAAACGGGTTTGTAGTACCGGGTACATAACCTACACCGCCAGATGGCTTTGGTGTGTTTCTTACTCTTTCAAAGATTTCTCTAAAACCAGGGTCAACTGTCTTTGGTTTTACATAGTCTGTTGTATTTGGGTTTCTTTTTTCAGGCGTTGGCGGAATATCAGATGCAGG